CAAAGAACGCGGCGCGTACGGATTTACCATTTTGCATATTTGCATGATTCACATTTTAGGAGACACATGGCAGGCAAAGGTCCAGCGCCTAAAGACGCAGAACAACGCAGACGCAGAAACGTTGACCCAGTACCTACTCAGGTGGTTACTCAGGACGGTGTTTTGCGTGGTCCAGATCTGCCAGCTGGCTATCCTTGGCATTCACAGACGTTTCGTTGGTGGGACACTTGGCGCAAATCAGCGCAAGCTGTCACCTTCACTGACACTGATTGGGATTTTTTGATTGACACGGCTCTGTTGCACTCGTCCTACTGGAACGGTGACAACGTGGGAGCAGAATTGCGACTCCGAGTCGCTAAGTTTGGCGCTACACCTGAGGACAGAATGCGGCTTCGGTTGCAGATCGACGGTGAAGCAGAGGGGGCCAAATCGAACAAGACCCTGTCTGATCAGCGACGGACTCGTTTGTTGAGAGTGGTGGGGGAAGTTGACCAAGAAGAAACGACAACAGAGTAGCTTCATCTCGCTCGGTTGGGACGCGATTGACTGGATTGAGACTTATCTAGTTCACGGCCCAGGCGACGTGCAGGGTGAAGCCATCACTTTAGACGACGAACAAGCGGCTTTCATATTGAAGGCCTATGAATTGGACAAACATGGGCGGCGAGTTACACGGCGAGCTTTCTTTTCTCGACCAAAAGGTCGTGCGAAGTCGGAGCTTGCTGGAATGCTCGTTTGCTTTGAGGCTCTCGGCCCTGCTCGCTTTGACCGTTGGGACGCCTTCGGCAATCCAATCGGACGACCAGTCCAGTATCCGTTCATCAGATGTCTAGCAACTGAAGAGCAACAATCAGGCAACACGTACGACAACGTTCGTTACATGCTCGAGCACATCAGGACCAACTTTGGCACTGAGTATCCAGGCATTGATGTCGGCCTCACACGCACTTTTTTAAAGGGTGGCGGCGAAATCGTCCCATCAACAGCAGCATCAGCATCAAAAGACGGTGGAAAAGAGTCTTTTGCTGTTGCTGACGAAACACACCTTTATTCGAGCCCCGAGCTCAAGCGAATGCACGAAACCGTAAGGCGTAACCTCGCCAAGCGGAAAGCTGCAGACCCTTGGATGCTGGAGACATCGACCATGTACTCGGTTGGCGAGGAATCAATCGCCGAGCAAACGCACCGCTTATGGATTTCGATACAAGAAGGCCGCACAAAAAATCCAGGCCTGTTATTCGACCACAAGCAAGCGCCCGAGGTGCCCGACCTGCAAGACAGTGAGCAGCTTAAAAAAGCACTTGCTGTCGTGTATGGGCCAGCTTTTAAATGGCTAGACGTGCCGCGTCTAATGGCCGAGATACAAGACCCGATGACAAAAGCATCGGACGCAAGGCGCTATTTTTTAAATCAGCCGTCCACAGACACCGACCGCTACATGAACATCACAGCATGGAACGCAGCGGCCGAGCCCGAGGAGCTGGCAGAAGGCACCGAGGTCGTTCTCGGGTATGACGGTTCGCGCAAAGACGACGCCACAGTGCTTGTTGCTTGCAGAATTGAAGACGGCAAGATCTTTCAACTCGAGTGTTGGGAAAGACCGCCTGGTCCTGCGGGCTACGGTTGGGAAGTACCAAGAGTCGAAGTTGACGAAGCTGTTCGAATCGCATTTGCAAAGTACAAAGTCCACAAGATCTGGGCCGACCCTTCAGGTTGGCAGTCTTATTTGGACGCTTGGAACTCAACTTTCGCCGATAAAGTGGTAGCGGTTTACCCTTCCAGCCAGCGCAAGCTGATGGCACAGGGACTTGACAGGTTCCTTGAAGACGTACTCGAAGGACGCCTCAAACACAACGGCGCACCCGAGCTGACAAGGCACGTGACGAACGCGGTACCGACACGGTACGGCCAAGTGATGAAACCTTCTCAGAGCCACAAGATCGACGGCTTAATCGCTGCAGTTCTTGCCTACCTAGGCCGCACCGAGGCGCTTGTTAATCCTGAGCCTGTTGCACCGAAAGTCACTTACCACTCTATTCAAGTCTAGGAGCGACATGAAGCGTTTTGATTTTAGTCTCGCAGTTGAGGTCGTTGGCGTTGCGTTGGTAACGGTCGGACTTGCGTTGTTCTCTCCACCGATTGCATTAATCGCTCTCGGTTCTTTCCTCGTTTGGGCTACAGAAAAGGCTGATTAATGACCGCTGGCATTTATAACACCACTATCGACCAAGGCTCAGTGTGGTCTGTCGTGTTGGTGTATACTGACTCAAATAACGCCCCCGTCAACTTGACTGGCTACACAGCCGCCATGCAGCTTCGACAGAATTACAACTCTGACGTTGCAGATCTGACTTTGACTACCGCAAACGGCGGCATCACTATTGTCGGCGCTACTGGCACCATCACAATCAACGCCACAGCAACTCAAACAGGCTTGCTTGACCCAGGCTTTTACGTTTATGACTTAGAATTGACATCGGGTTCCAATATCTCTCGCCTAATCCAAGGCCAGTTGACCGTAGCAGAGCAGGTGACACGATAATGGCAGCCAATAAAGTCACCATCAATGAAACCAACAACAACGTCGAGATCTCAGCTCCAGGCCCACAAGGTGCCCAAGGACCAACTGGTCCAACAGGCGCAACAGGCCCAGCTGGTGCTACAGGTGCAACAGGTCCAGTCGGTGCTACGGGTGCCACGGGCCCAACAGGCGCTACAGGTAACACAGGCCCAACAGGCGCGACTGGTTCAACAGGCCCAGTCGGCGCAACAGGCCCAACAGGCAACACTGGACCAACAGGCCCAACAGGCGCCACGGGTCCACAAGGCATTCAAGGTGACACAGGCGCGACAGGACCGACTGGTCCAGTTGGTGCAACTGGTCCCACGGGTTTAACAGGCGCAACTGGAGCAACAGGCCCAACAGGCGTCACAGGAGCGACTGGTCCGCAAGGCATTCAAGGTGTGCAAGGCATTCAAGGCGAGACTGGTGCGACTGGTCCAATAGGCGACACTGGAGCGACAGGCCCAACGGGCGCGACAGGCGCAGCTTCAACAGTGCCTGGTCCAACAGGTTCAACAGGCCCAGCTGGAGCAACAGGCCCAACAGGCCCACAAGGTGAAGCCTCAACCGTGCCTGGCCCAACTGGAGCAACTGGCCCAGCGGGTGCCACAGGTCCAACAGGCGCAACAGGACCTCAAGGGATAGCAGGCCCAACAGGCGCAACTGGCCCACAAGGCGCGGCTGGTGCGAATGGCGGCTCTACTAGCCTGTTCGACTACAACGCAGACACTTCGGCCACTTCGGGCGACCCTGGCGCGGGCGACATACGTTGGAACAACGCTACACAGATCAGCGCAACTTCGCTTCTGATTGACCATTTAGACATAAATAGCAACGATATTGACGTTTTTATTGCCCTGCTTAAAGCAGACGACTTTATTATCGTTCAAGACCGAAATGTTCACACTAACTTTCAGAAGTTTAAAGTCACAGCGGCAGCGACCATTCTTGGTGGCTACAGCAGCGTCCCAGTAGTTCTAGACTCCTCAGGCGGCACTGGCACGACCAACTTCAGCAACTTCGAAGCTCTTGCATTATTGCTCATCAATGTCGGCCTTACAGGTGCGACTGGTCCAATCGGTCCGACAGGCCCACAAGGCGCAACTGGAGCAACAGGTCCTGCGGGCGCAACTGGAGCCACAGGCCCACAAGGCGAAACAGGTCCAACTGGAGCAACGGGCCCAGCGGGCGCGAATGGCGCAACTGGAGCAACAGGTCCACAAGGCGACACTGGCGCAACAGGCCCAACAGGCCCAGTCGGCGCAACTGGCCCAGTCGGCGCAACAGGCGCTACAGGTCCACAGGGTATTCAAGGAATCCAAGGCGTCCAAGGCATTCAGGGCGAAGTCGGTCCAACAGGCCCAACAGGCCCAGTCGGTGCAACAGGTCCAGCAGGAGCCACAGGCCCTGAAGGTGCCACAGGTGCAACTGGTCCACAAGGAATCCAAGGCGGTGTCGGCGCTACTGGTCCTACAGGTCCAGCTGGAGCCACAGGTCCTGCGGGTGCAACAGGAGCAACTGGTCCACAAGGAATCCAAGGCGACACAGGGGCTACAGGCCCAAGCGGCGCAACAGGCCCAAGCGGCGCAACAGGCGCAACAGGCCCAAGCGGTTCAACTGGTCCAACTGGAGCAACTGGTCCACAAGGCGGGGATAATCCAGTCGTTGACTACATCGACGGTGGGGCAAACGCTGCTGGCATTACTGGCGACGTGATCTACAACGCGGGGCTATCCAACGCAAGCAGTTGGACATACACCATCGACGCAGGCGCGTCGGTTACAACCTTCTAACAAAGAGAGAAAGAAGCCAACATGACAGCAAGACTCCAAAACCGCCGAGATACGGCAGCAAACTGGACATCTAATAACCCAACCCTTGCTGCTGGCGAAATCGGCTACGAAACCGACACCACCAAGTTTAAGATCGGCGACGGCGCAACTGCTTGGAGCTCTCTTGCTTATGCTTATGCCGCAGGTGCTACAGGCCCAGTCGGTGCCACAGGCCCAGTCGGTGCTACAGGTCCAACAGGCGCAACAGGCGCAACAGGTCCAACAGGCGCAACAGGTCCAACAGGCGCAACAGGTCCACAAGGCGACATCGGCCCGACAGGCGCAACAGGTCCAACAGGCGCAACAGGAGCTACAGGTCCAACAGGTGCCACTGGCCCAACAGGCGCTACTGGCCCAACTGGTTCTACAGGCCCAACTGGTGCAACTGGTCCAACTGGAGCTGGTGGCGTTGAAGCCATCAACG